CGGCCTTTCTTCACTTTTATAGGATGAATATTTAATGGCAATAAAGCTCTTCGGGTTCACCTTAGGTTCAAAGGATGTAGTCAAGCAACAATCGCCTGACCAGCCTTCCTTTACTCTTCCAACTGAAGCATTGGATGATGGTGCTGTAACCATCACACAAAATGCTTATTACGGCACATATGTTGACCTTGAAGGTGCCGTAAGAAATGAATTAGAACTCATTACAAGATATCGGGAAATGGCCAATCATCCAGAATTGGAAATGGCCATTGATGATATTGTCAACGAAGCAATTAGCCATGATCCTTCTGGTCGCACAGTTAATATTGTAACTGATAAGCTCAAACAACCAGAAACAATTAAGAAAAAAATTACTGAAGAATTTGAAACTGTTTTACGATTGTTAAATTTTGGCAATCTTGCAGATGATCTTTTCAAAAGATGGTATATTGACGGTAGAATTTATTTTCAGGTTCTTGTTGATGAAAAGAATCCAAAAGAAGGTATTAAAGAACTTCGTTACATAGACCCACGCAAGATTCGCAAGGTTCGTGAAATTAAAAAGACACGAGATCCAAAAACTGCGGCACAAATTATTGAATCTATTGCCGAGTATTATGTTTACAATGATCGCGGCACTACAACACAAATGTATAGCGCACAGGTCAATCAAGGCCTACGAATTGCGCCAGATTCCATTATCAATGTAAACTCTGGTCTAATGGATGCCAGAAATACATTTGTCATTTCTTATCTACACAAAGCAATTAAGCCACTTAATCAATTGCGTATGATTGAAGATGCGGTTGTAATTTACCGCCTATCAAGAGCACCTGAGCGCAGAATTTTTTACATTGATGTGGGTAATTTACCAAGAGGTAAAGCAGAACAATATCTGCGTGACATTATGATTAAGTATCGTAACAAAATGGTTTACGATGCATCTACTGGTGAACTGCGAGATGACCGCAAGCATATGTCAATGCTTGAAGATTTCTGGTTACCACGCCGTGAAGGTGGTAAAGGTACTGAAATTACCACATTACCAGCTGGTCAAAACCTTGGCGAGCTGGAAGATGTAAAATACTTCAGACAAAAACTTTTACAATCACTCAATGTGCCAATTAGCCGTTTAGAGCCACAACAAGGCGGTATGATTGGTCTTGGTCGCACAACAGAAGTTACCCGTGATGAAGTTAAGTTTCTTAAATTCATTATTCGCCTTCGTAATAAGTTTTCACAAATCTTTGATGCTGCTTTGGAAAAACAACTTGTATTAAAAGGTGTTTGTACCAAAGAAGAATGGAATGATTTTAAAGAAAATATCTACTACGATTATATCAAAGATAATAACTTTACAGAGTTGCGCGATGCAGAGCTTTTAACCACGCGAGTTCAAACATTGGCTGCGGTAGATCCATATGTTGGTCGTTACTATTCGGCAGAATGGGTTCGTAGAAATATTCTTCAACAAACTGAAGATGAAATTGAACAGATTGATAAACAGATTAAACAAGAATCTGATAATGGTACTGGTGGACCAACAATGCCACCAGAAGCGCAAATGCAGCAGCAGGCCATGGAACAGCAATACCCACCTGAAGATAACACGCAAGAAAATGGCGCTACAGAATCACAAACACCAATGTTGGATGCAGAGGTAGAAAAATTTGCATCAATACTAAATAGGCGATAACCGGAGAAATTATGGACACACAAACATTTATTGATAGAGTTGCAGCAGGTAATGCAGTTGAAGCACAACAAGTTTTAAATGATTTGCTTTCTGCAAAAGCTTTTGAAGCCCTTGATGCAAAAAAGGTTGAGTTGGCACAAAACATTTTTAATGGCAAATCAGAAGAACAAACTGATGAATTAAATGTTGAAGTGCAAGATACGGCAGATACACCAATTGAACAAGAATGAAATTACTGCAAGAATTTAAAGAAAAGGTAGAAGAACAAAAATCAGACTATTCAAAGTTTGATATGTTAGTTCGTGCTGGTCTTGCAGATAGGGCACAGATACAAAGAATTCATCGTGTTCTTGACAAGATGAAAGAAGATAAGCCTGTTTTGACTGCAAGTGATAGAGCAATCGTGCAGGATCTTTTAAATAAAATGGTAGATGTTGTTACTACCGATAAACAGATTTTTCAAAAAGCAAAACAGGTTGTGCGTGAGGCGGAAAGTGTTGTTGATACCTCAGATTATAAAACAACGCCTTCTGGCCGTAAAGTTAGAGCGCACCGTATTACATTTGATACCAAAACAAATGAAGAGTATGAATTAACCGAAGCGCCGGTTGATTTTGATAAAGACCCACCGTTTGTTTTGGTATTAAATCGTAAAGCAATTCGTTTATACCCAAATGATATAAAAGTTGCCATTTACTATAATAAAAAATTAGATAGATATTTTTCTGTACCGTATGGGTCTGGTGTTGCTGCGCCAGTTCAACAGGCAGAAGAAGTAGAACAAGTTGAAGAAGCTGTCATGGATCAGCTTCATAAGATTGTTGCTGGTAAACAAGCACAATCAGTAAAGTTTGCTGATGGCTCAAGCCGTAAAGTTGACCATTATACTGCATCTGCTATTACGCAAGTTCATAATGCTTTGAATGATGAAAACAAAAAGAAGTTTGCTGACATGGTTCATAAATCTGCGGCACACTTAGCAAAAGCTTCTGACTTTGCTTTTAGCAGAATGAAGAAATGAATTTAATAGATTTAATTGTAACAGGTAAATTAGACGAAGCAAAAGAAACTTTATTTAATCGTCTAAATGAAATTACCGCTAAACGATTAGAAGAAGCAAGAAAATATGTAGCTGCTGATTCGTTTGAAGAAATAGAAATTGATGAAGCTGTTAAGAGAAATCCTAACATTATTCGTCAAGGTAGAATTCAAAAGATTCGCCGCAGAATTAGAAGAAATGCAAAAGGTCGTATTGTAGTTCAAAAGAATCGTAGACGATCTGCGATTAAAGGATATAGAATAGCTGGAAATACTGTGAAAAGAATACCAGCATATACAAGAATTAGAAAGGCTCGTTTACTAAAACGGTCATGGAAAACAACAAGAAGAGCAAAACTTCGCCGCAGTTTATTGAAACGCAAACTTTCAATGCGTAGGCGAGCATCAATGGGACTTAGATAAATGCCATACGAAATTACAAACTCACTAAGAGCAAAATCATTTGTGCGAATTGTTGGCAATACAGCAACAACGATTACTCTTTCTCAACTTGCAAAAGATGCTACTGAAGTAGTTTCTGCTGCAGCAATTGCACAAGCATCTGGTGTTACTGACGGTATTTGGAGAATTTATAGAGGTGATAACACAAGCGGCACTCTTATATTAGAGTTGCCTTCTTTTTCACATTATGCTTTCTATGAATTTGATATTAGTGTAGCAAATAATTCTACAGCAAATGTTCATGTAACAAATTCTGGAACAGCTGGTACTCTCGTTCTTCAACTCTCTAAGACCGCTACTTACTCATCTGATTTAGGAAAACTATAATGAAACTCATCACAGAAGTTATTGATGATGTAAAATATCTTACCGAAAAAACGGAAGATGGCAAGAAAAAACTTTACATTGAAGGTACTTTTCTTGTGGGTGATACGGTTAACAAAAACAATCGTATGTATAAAATGGACACGCTTCGTAATGAAGTAAACCGTTATACAGAAGAGTTCATCAATACAAATCGTGCTCTTGGCGAATTAGGTCACCCAGATACCCCAACAATTAACCTTGAAAGAGTTTCACACAAGATTGTATCTTTGAGAGAAGATGGTAATTCTTTCTATGGAAAAGCATTGATTCTTGGTACACCATATGGTCAGATTGTTGAAAACTTTATCAACAACGATATTCAGGTTGGTGTTTCTTCAAGAGCCCTTGGTTCTCTTGCACAAACTAAAGAGGGTTATAACCTCGTTCAAGACGACCTCAAACTTGCTACGGCCGCAGACATTGTTGCTGACCCATCTGCACCAGGTGCCTTTGTTCAAGGTATCATGGAGAACAAAGAGTGGATGATGATTGATGGCAAATTTGTGGAGGCTAATTTTGACCATGCAAAAAGACAAATTAGAAGCGCTTCCAAAGCTCAATTAGAGTCGGTTGCACTTAAATTATTTGAAAACTACCTCAGAAAACTTTAATTTTATAAATAAGAAATCATAAGGAGATTCCTAATGGCAACAAACAAACTCATGGAAGCCGCAGCAGAGATTCTTGCAGGAAGTAAGAAATCAGCTCCTGCTATGCCGGCTGAGAAACTACCAGCTGAGATTCACGATGCTGGTGGTCCAACACCACAAACCAATAAGCCTGATGACGATTCAAATAAAATTGACGCCACCAAGGCCGCAAAAAGTGCAACCGCACCAACAACAAAGCCATCTGCTGCTTCGCCTGACAAACAGGACACCATGAAAAAAATGGCCGAAGAAGAGCAGAAAGAAGAAGAAGTTATTGCTGAAGAAGAATCTTTAGAAGAAACTTCACACATGATGAAGAAAGAAGATATGAAAAAGAAAATGAAGGAAGACATTGATGCAATGTTTGCCGATGATTCATCTCTTTCAGAAGAATTCAAATCTAAAGCTGCAACAATCTTTGAAGCTCGTGTTCAAGACCGTATTCAACAAATCGAAGAAGAAGTTGAAACAAAATACGCTGGCATGCTCGAAGAAGCAGTTGAAACAATTAAAGCTGACCTAACCAATAAAGTAGATGACTACCTCAACTATGTTGTTGAGCAGTGGTTGGCAGATAACGAAATTGCTATTGAATCTGGCCTGCGTGCTGAGATTACCGAAGAATTCATTGCTGGTCTGCGTAACCTCTTTGCTGAACATTATATTGATGTTCCTGCTGAGAAGGTTGACCTTGTTGACGAGCTTGCTGGTAAAGTTGAAGAACTTGAGAGCAAACTCAACGAAGAAATTGAGCGTGGAATTGGATACAAGAAAGCGCTCACCGAAGCTGCTAAAGCTGAAATTACCCGTGATGTTTGTACCGGTCTGACCGATACTCAAGCTGAAAAAGTTAAATCACTCGCAGAGAGTGTTGATTTCTCCACAGCGGACGAATACAAAGAAAAGCTTGAGACCATTCGTGAAAACTATTTCCCATCTGGTGTTAAAAAAGCAGATGAGACACAACTACACGAACAAGTAGAAGAAGCTACTGAGCAAAAAGAATCTGCTGATCCTTTTGTTGCCGCAGTTTCAAAAGCAATTTCTAAAACTATTAAGTAATAAACTAAAGGAGACTTAGATGTATTTGTCCGAATCACTACAAAAGAAATGGGAAGGCGTTCTTGACCATCCCGACCTGCCGAAGATTGCTGACCCATATCGTAAGGCAGTTACCGCAGTAGTTCTGGAGAACCAGGCTGCTGAGATGACTAAAGCTGGTATGCTTAACGAAGCATATCCTACTAACCATGCTGAGACCGGCGGTTTCTCCGGTTCGGCTACTGCAACTGGCCCGGTTGCTGGTTTCGATCCGATCCTGATTTCTCTGGTTCGCCGTTCGCTGCCAAACCTGATCGCCTATGATGTTGCAGGCGTTCAACCAATGACTGGTCCTACTGGTCTGATTTTCGCCATGAGAACTCGTTACAGCACTCAAGCTGGTACTGAGGCCTTCTATGATGAGGCTAACACCGGTTTCTCTGGTCTGGGCACCGCACAAACTGCTATTTCTGCTGGTACTCTGCCAACTGAAGTCTTTACTTCTAACGCTTCGCCAGTTGCTGCTATGTCCACCGGCCGTGCTGAGGCTCTGGGTGATGGACAAGCTGCCAATGTGTTCCAAGAAATGGCATTCTCTATTGAGAAAGTTACGGTTACTGCAAAGACCCGTGCTCTCAAAGCAGAATACTCCATGGAACT